GGTTGTTGTGTTGGTTCTTGTGTTGTGTTTTCAGTCATATGACATCTCCTTTACTTTAATTATCTATGTACTAAATGCGGACAGGCAAGTTTGAAGAAACTTAATTCTTTTTCAACTTCAAATCCAATTTTATGGATATATTCAATGGTATTGTTATGTAGTACAAGCCCATCGCCTGTAAAATATCTTCCTTTAAGATGTCGATAAATCCAGTCATCTATTTTTTTTAAATTAGTAGTTGAAACTTCGTCTGTGTAAAAAAAATGGTGTGCTGGAAATTGGACACGTCTAATATCAAAAATATTTAACGGATTTACTTTGAGTTTATTCATTTGATACCAATAATCATATGTCTATTATAAGACACATTTTTAAATTGAAAATTCATTGTTCCAGAAAATTTTAAATCAGTTAATGGATAAGTTTTGATAAAATCATTCAATGATTTTGGTCTTGATACATGATCTGATATTTTAAGATCATTGCCTTGTAGTAATACTAAAGTTCCCTTGGGAATTAAACTATACCATAATTTAGATTTAAAATGTTCACTGCTGGTATTTACAACACAATTAATTTTATCGGTATCGTAAGTGTATTCTAATTTATTAGCATCAGACGGATAAGCACGAAATTTCCAATCTTTGATTTCCCATGCATTGTTGATTTTATTGGCATTGTAAGACGCTATGGGATCTAGGTCTACACTTCTGCAATACTCAATATCAATGTTTTTTCTAACAGATAGAATAAAATGCAAAAGAGAATACCAGCCACCGAGAACATACATTCTTAGCGGACTAATATTGAGATCGTTAACAATCGATTCCAATTGCTCAGCGGCCCAAATTTTACTTTCAATTTGACCCGCCGAGAACGCATCCGCATCAATCTTCAGTAATTGCGTCATAGTATGCTACAGTGCCAAATGGCGGAACAATTGACTCATTGCCGTGGATGACAAATACAGTATCGCAGTAGTTTTCATCACCCCATGAACCATACGGATATCCGTCAGTGAACATGATAAACTTTTTAGGATTAATATCATGTTCCTTCATGTAGTCCCAGTTAACATCGAATTCTGTTCCACCACCACCTTGGATATCATAATCTAAAAGATCACTACCCCCGTGAGCATCAAAGTCTTGTTCATTGTACACACGAGTATCAAATGTCCACAATTTAATTTTGTAATCTTTAAATTCTTCCATGATGTTTTTAATCTCGCCGAGAAAGTCCTGTGCCATTTCGTTTGAAATAGAGCCACTCATATCAAGACTGACTGCAATGTCAATTGTTTCGAGATAATTCATGCCTGGCAGTATTGCACCAATGTGCCATCCCTTACGACTGGGACGAGCAAATGTATAGTCATTACGGATAGTGCTTTGAATTTGCTGCCGAATAATTTGCCGCCAATTCATTTTAGACTCGGTCATGTCTTTGATCATTCGAGACACAGATGACGGAATATTACCAGCACCTGCCGCACTCGCTGCCTGCATCACTGCATCTTTTACTTCATCTCGAATTTTTCGTAATTCTTCTTTGCTGTGTTGGGGTCGGTTAGTGCCGTCACTGTCTTTCTCCCAATCAATGTGTTCGTCTAACAATTGACCCAATGCGGCAAGACTTTTCTCATCTTCTTCATCGTAAATTTCGTCGTATACTTGTTCACAACTTTTACCGTAATGTTTAGGATCGTGGAAAATTTTAATTTTAGGTGGAACTTCCCCAATTTTATCACGCACTAATTGTCCATTGACACAGTAGTCGGCAGCGGCATTCCAGATGCTTCGATTGCGACCTTCTACACGCATCATGTGATCAAAAACATTGTGTAAAATTTCATGTGCAATGACAAATTCTACTTGTTTTGGAGTAAGATCTTGGAAAAATTCTCGACTGTAAAATAATGATCTACCGTCAGTTGCGGCAGTGTTACACCATTCGCTACCATCTACAATTCGCAAACGAGTAGCCATGTTACCAAAGAATGGATGACGTAGCAGTAGACCAATTCGAGCCACAACAATTTTATCGACAATGGGATCTAATTCAGACATAATTGTTCCTTTGTATAATGTATATATTATAACAGGACCCTAAGGTCCTGTCAATTGATTTTGAATTAGATCAGCGGCGTTCGGTTGCTTGACTAATGTACTTACCATATTTGGCATGGAAGGCATCAAAGCAGGTAATCTCGTCCGGATCCAACGGCAGTTGATATTGAGTTAATGCAAGTTTAGTACCCATAACAACCAACTCGGTTTCAAAGTTATTCATCATGAATTCAAAGAAACAATTGACTTGATTGTTCCAATCTTTGGCATTTTTGTCGGCAGCGTCTTTGAGTTCATAACACAATGACACAGTTAATGAATACATAGCGGAGATTTCTTTAGTGTCCATTTTCTTAACCTTACCTTTAAGAATGTCACTTGGATTGGGCAGTTTGCCTGAAACCTTGCGGTGTGCCATAAACTTGATTGCCAAGCCTTCTCCAACACCCCCAGAAATTAAATCTGCCAAAGTGTTTTCGTCACCATCGTCGTCTGCCAACAAATCGGATACAAATGTCCAACTACGAGGTGTAGCAAATGACCTGCTGTTACTTTTAGGATCAAAGTCATACAGATCTTTTTTGGAGAATTGCAAAAATCCTGCAACATCCTTGTGAATACGATTGGCAGTAGCCCAGTCAAACCAATCGTCAAAATCCACTTTCATTTCCAAGTGAATAAAGCGGTTAGCCAACGGAGCAGGCATACGATAAGTAACACCCTTGTCTGCCTCACGATTACCAGCCGCCACAATCAGCACGTTATCTGGCAATTTGTAAGTACCAACTCGGCGATTCAACACCAATTGATAAGCCGCAGCCTGTACAGCAGGAGCAGCCGAATTCATTTCGTCCATGAAAAGAATTACATTTTTATACTGGCTTGCCATCTGTTCATCTGGCAGTTCTGATGGAGGAGCCCATACCATTTTGTTGATAGTTGAATCAAAGTAAGGAATGCCTTTAATGTCTGTAGGATCCCATAGACTCAGTCGAATATCAATCACGTGAGCATCAATTGTTTTGCCAATTTGATGAACAATTTCACTTTTGCCAATACCAGGAGGGCCCCACAAGAATAGAGGACGATTATGTTTAAATGCTTTTTGGACGGCACGTTTAGCGGCCTTGGGTCCTACTGTACGGGTGGATATTTCTGACATACTAGCTCCTTGTAAAAAACTGTTTAAGTGCTTATTGTATAACAAAACACGGAGCCCGTCAACTTATTTTGGCTAAGTCTCTTCAGATTTTTTTTGTTTGTTTATGGCTTTGATTAACCCATATTTTCGGATATCGTCGGAAAACATGTAAAGTTCAAAAGATTTTTTTTCCGAAAAAACGGTTAGACTTGCATAATCTAAAAAATATGGACAATCCAAAAATTTGTCCAAAAATATTATAATTTGGGGACTTAACTCAATCTGATCTGTAAATGGAACTTCGTAGGATGCTAGTTCTAATATATCGGTTAAAAACTCAAATCCCTTGTCTGTTAGGCGTAGTCCGCCTTCTTTTTTGGTTCTAGTGTTGAACCACCATGTGTGTTTGTACAAGCGAATATTTGCAGGGTCAACACTTTTGCCCCACTCTTTTAAGAACATTTTGGTATAAAGTTCTTGAGTAATCATTTAAGTGTGGTGCCGCTGGTCAGCACCGCTACAGTAAAATCTTGACATTGAAATTGACTGTTCAATTTTTTAGCAAGATTAACAGCATGTCCGGGATTGCTGAAACTTACTTTTTTATATTTTGGGCCAGGATAGTTTACTAAACTGTTAAAACTTTTTAAGTTAAATGGTTTTTCTTTATAAAACACCGCCCAAATAGCATCAGCATCGAGTATTTGCTCGCACTTGTAATTTTTCTTGTTGACATATTCTAATAATATACGTGGCTTTGGTCTGCTCATAAGTTCTCCATAAACTACGTATATATTTATCTACTGCTGATTAGAAAACCCACCCCCGTCTAATTGTACAGTAACAGTGTCACCTGTGCTTTTTTGTAGATTTTTTAACAACAATTCGTAGTCTTGATTGACTTTGCTAAGAATTTCTCCCAACGCATAAGACAACAATTTTGCATTCTTTATGTCTATTCTAATCTCTTTTTGTTGGCTGATATCCGCTGCTTTTATCTGTTGTATTAGAGACGTTATAGGATAGGTATTAATCGGGTTTGACATTGCTCAACACCTGTTTTAATTCTAGTTCTGTTCGATATGGTCCTTTGTAAGGATATCTTTCTACAGTAATTAATTTAGGACAAAAACTTTTGACCCATCCTTTGTTAAACTGAATGGCATAATATCCTGCACAATATAAACTTTTGCTTTGAGAACTTTTGGTATACAGCGGCAATTTTCTCTGAACATCGTACATGGCATTATATGGCTTAGACGCTGAGGGAAATGTATGTACGTCATTGTCCTGCGCACTAGGCGGCCCGCTTTTAATTTTAGATTGAAAAAAATCTTTGCCAAATCTTCTTATTAGATCATCTTTTTTATTAAATGTGGCTTCGCCTGTTTTAGAACTCAACATAAATTTGTTGTTTTCTTTTTTGTGCAAGGTAGCCACTTTTTCACCATCTTCTTCAACTATCCAAAATTTACCATCTACAATGGGTTTTGCTGTTATATTCATTTATTTTTTATTTCCTTAGTTACACGGTAGTATTCATACTGATGGGTTGTCTGATACATATTTTGCTTGAAAAGGTTGCGCATACTGCTGAATGTTGTCTGCAACACGTTGCAAATCAAACAGATTACAAAATTTTAACAATCTAATTCCTACTTGATCTACATTTTTTGGATCTGTTGTCTGTATATCTATAGTTTCTTTAATTATAGTCTTGATTGCTGTTGGCTGTGCAGATAAATCAATAAGTTGTACATTACGGTTGTAGTCATCTAAAACTTTGTGTTCTTTGCCCTCGTGGTCAACCCATCTCTGAAGCATGAGATTGTTCCACGCGAATCCTTTGCTGTTACGATCTTCAAATGCTTCTTTCATTTTGGTTTTACGCACTCCGGGGTATGCACTAAACACATTGTCACTGGTGTCACCGCGAATACATTTTTCAAATAGCAGCCATTCTGGATCGGGTATAGACTTGGGTTCTTTAGTCTTGGAATCTACAACCAGCCGACCTTTTTTGTCAAATATACCAGTGTGCGTAGTCAACGTTTCTGCAACACCATTATATTGCTTAACATTGGGCGCAATCAATTGCACGAAGTCGCTGTCGGTTGAGATAATAACATGGTCGGCATCGGGGTGTGATTGTATGAATCCAGCAATTAGATCGTCTGCTTCTAATTGTGGATGTTGCAACACAGTACAGTTAGTCTTGGTACTGATGAACTCTTTAAATTTGTCAAATGTTTCCCAGAAGAGTTTGTCTTCTTCTTGTTCTTTCTGAGTCATGGCTGCTCGTGTGACTTGACGATTACGTTTGTACGGAGCATAATGATCCTTCCGCCAACTGCGACCTTCGAGGCAGAACACCACATGAGCGCCATCAAAATCTTGCCATGCTTTTTTAATAGCGTTTAATGTAATGTGCATGGCCATACCTAATTTGGTATCTGCGTCACCTTTAATTACGTGTCTAGCACGAAAAAATGTATTTGCTGTATCTACAAGGATAAAAGTCATTGGTATTCCATATCTGCTGCAAGAACGAATCGATTCTGAACACTAGGGCATGGTCCGGGCCTATGCCAAAGATTACTAGGATATATCATCCAAGAAAAGTATTCTGGTTTAATAAAAAACGTAGGATCTTTTTCTGGATGTCCTATACTAAACTCAGTGCCGCTAGTATCAAACGTATCAATATCTTTGGGGATATTTAAATACATTATACCTGATATCTTTGCTGTTGTCAAGTCGTGATGATGATGATGCCATAATTGATATCGATCTTGATTGGCATCATGACTGGTCATAAAACTCCAGCAATTTATTCCTTTAATACTGACCTCTTTGCCCAAATACATAAAACAAGCAAACATAAAACTCATTCTATACTTTAACCAAACTGATTCGTTTCGAGCAAACAAATTTTCTTTGGTTTGATATTTGGGACTGTTTTCAAAATAATTTCCACTGTCGATTATTTCTTTTACTATGTTGCAAGTTTGATCAATCTCATCTTGAAAAATTACAGAGGAAAAATCATATTTTTTAACAATGTCGGTATAATCTACAATCATTTTCTTCCATCGTTAATATTAACAACATTTATACTGCCTGCAGAATTATCCCCGTATCCATCTTCGGATAGAATATTTCTAGCGAGATCTTTAAACCACCTATCCACTGTTTCTTCTTCGGGATTTGCCTCAGTGCCATACCCTACCTTGATTAACTCTTGAATAAAAAAACTGTTCCAATCAAGTTCAAAAAACCCGTTTCGGATGTTGTCTTTGTTAACGTGAGTATCTAAAACAGCTACATAAGGAATCCCTTGGGCAGTGGCACGATCTTTTGGGCTAAGTTTCGCTTGCTCCTCTTCTTTTTTTACACGAAGTGTTTCTGCAATTGATGCAGCA